TTACTCCTCCTTTACTTCCGGAATGCCCGCTACGCTGGTGAGCAGCGATACTAAACCGGCTACAACCGATGCTGATACGACCATCTTCCAGTCTATGGCCGAGATAAATGCTGCGGTGCCGATCGTGGCGATCGCGGTCTGTGCCATTGTTTTGACCGCGCGGATACCTGCGGCTTTCATCCATTTTCCTGTGCTTACGCTTGGTTTCAATACACAATTCTTTAACATGTTACTCTCCTTCCTGTGGCTCCGTTGGCAGAGCCATCAATGCATTATATAGTTGTGTTCCCACTCCGTTCCCGTGCAAAGCGTGATATTGCTGGTACTCGTCCTCTAAGGACTGTTTTACATACACCGGACAATATCCGAGATCATCATGGTATTTGTTATACAAACGGATCAGATCGGCACGAAGCAATGCCCTGACTCCTTTGCGTGTGGCGATTACCTGCTTATATAAGCAAACTGTCACGCCCGCTAATGTGGTTAATAATTGCCAGTTATTTGACAAAAATTCAATCATATGTATTCCCTTCTTTATTATTATGCTTTAAGTATAACGCCCGTTCTGGTTGTGTTTGTACCAAGTTTCTATGAAACAGCAATTTAGAAATGCAAGAAGAAAAGGGTTGTACACTGGTGAATGCAACTGGTAGTGCATCATATATCCGTAATGGGTTCATGGTACAAGTGATAATGGAAATAACGCCAACCAAACTAAAAGATGGTGCAATTCTTTTGAAAGGATTGCCAAGACCACAAAAGTTTATATATATGACGCTACCGGAAATTAACGGTAACAACATACCATGCGTTATAAAGCCTAGTGGAGAACTTGTAATATATTTTCAATATGGTGGAAACAGTATTTCGAGAATAGACCATATCTTTTGTTATATGTGTATCTGATAAGGCTAATAAAGTTGCACTAAATATCATGAAATAATATTCCAATTCCCCCAAGTTCCTGCATCTTTAGTACGAACAGCTAATTTGCCATTGTATTGCCCAGCGATAGATACACCAATCTGAACTGCATAGCCTGTGGTTACATTGATAAACGGAATTGTTAAAAGTATCGTGTGGAAAACGGGGAACGGATTATGTAGAGAAGTATCTTGGTTACTGTTCGGTGGCATATGTGAAAGACCAGGATCAGCGTTGTTTGCATCAATTGTTTCTTTAATTGAATAAAATACAGTATTTAAATTGCTGTTTAAGTTATGCAACCTTCAAATATGCTGCCTTGACGGATTCCTTGCTCACGCTACAATATATCATCGTTGTGTCTATCTTGCTGTGCCCGAGAATTGCCTGAATATACTGGATCGGTAATCCTCTCATCATGGCATTTGTTGCCATTGTCCGCCGGAATCGGTGTGGATGCACTTTTTCAACCCCTGCCTGCTTACCAATCTTATGCATCAACTGTTCGATACTACACTTTGACATTGCTTTCCCACGGTCATTTAAAAATAAAGGATCATCTGCACTAAACCTCCGCTCAACCAAATATTTTTGCAGATAATACATAGCGTTATCACTTATGTACACCGTGCGTTCTTTGTTACCTTTTCCAAGCACTGTACACTCCCCGGCTCTGAAATCAACATTGCAGATCTGCAGATTTGCCACCTCAGAAACCCTGCATCCAGTCGACAGCAGGAATTCAACAAGAGCTTTCTCCTTTGTCGTCTGCAGACTATCTCGGACTTTCTCCAATTCTTCCGCTGAGAACGGCTTCTTATCCGACTTTTTCTGCTTTATCCGCTTAATCCTAAGCATTGGATTTTTTGGTATAATCTCCTCCGCTGTTAGCCATGCAAAAAAAGTAGACAGAAATCGGCGCTTATTATCTACAGTCACAGGGCTTACATTATGCGTGCTCTGATATTTTGCAAGGTGAAAACGAATATCATTTGTTCGAATATCTGCGAAATTTTTTGGAATATCCACGAGAAGTTTCACAACAGCGTCTCTGTATTGATCCAAAGTGCGATCTGAATGCCCTTCCAACCGCATAGATGCTATATAGGTTTTAAGGATTTTCTCATTTCCCTGCTCATTAACCGGCACCAAATCTGTACACTGTTCCACCACATTATACCTGCAAAAAAGAGCAGATAATGCCATATCTACCTCGCTTATCTGCTCTTTCCCCATCTTCTTATATAATATTGCCAGTAACTCTGTGCGAAACTTTTCTTCCATCGTCGTTCTCCTTATTCTATAATGTTTCTTTCCATTATAGAACAGAGTTCTTATACTTCGGCAACATATTCCTCGCCAGTAATTTTTTTGTATTCTTCTTCTGTGATCCACTTTCCAACGGCATTATGCACACGTTTTTTACTCCACAGACCACGGTCGTAATACTCTTTCACTTTTTCAAACTTACTCATCCAGACTCACCTCCATCTGCATCGCCATATAATCAATATCTGCTCTCTGTTTTTCGATGCTATCTGTGTTTGCTTCTGTTTTTACCACATTTTCCTCTAAATCCACAGATACTGCCGTAATACGCATCTCTGTATCATCTACTTCTTTTTCAAGGATAACCGTCTTTTCTTCTCCCTGCAGCTCTATTTTTTCAAGGACAACATATCCAGGAATCACAGATGTCAATACATCCTCGTCTGAATAGATCTCTAATCTCGAAAGGCTATTCTTGTCAGAAAAAATGGTCTGCAATTTTTCACAGGTTTCTTCATTATTAAATACAATATGTAGTTTTCCTTCTTTGTGGTTAGCATCTACTATGTTATAAATGCTCTTTTTTGTCTTTAATTTCATATTTTTCCTTCTTTCTTAATCAAATTTACGAGTTACAATTAAAATCAAACAGCAATTTAAAAATTGAAGTAAATCCCAATGCAACGATCGTAAACGGCACTGGCGAAATTTTAAATTATAAATGCGGAAACTTATCTATGATGTCTATTGAGATTACTCCATCTAAAATTACACATGGTTTAATTTTAGCAACAGGAATCTATACGCCAGTAAGAAGTTTCTATTTAAGTTTTACAACAATTGATGGACATGTCGTTCCACTAGTTTTAAATTTTAATGGCGAATTATCAATATACTATCCATACCAGAGCATTGAATCTTCTGTAGAGAGAATAGATGGAAGTTTCGCGTATATTTGCGCCTAAGATACTAAAACACCAAGAGCACAACTGCTTCAACAATACAATCTATTCCTACATTCAAAGCAAATGCACCATAATTAGTGCTGGTGGATTCGCCTAAAATTTTGCATTTTAAAGAATCATGATTTAATGTATAATCCAAAAAAATACATTACACAATCTGGTGTTCCTTGCCCAGAGTACATTTCAACCTTATCAGACTGAGTATTGAGTATGTAATTTCGAAGCATGTAATCATAATACTTATCACTGTTTGTCCATCTAATATTGGTAAATCCAATAAGAAATTTGTAACCATCAACATCAGGAAATTTATATGCATATTGATACTTCTGCGGGCAATCAGATGCTTGTATCCATGAACTAGATACACCAGACGTTCCAAAATATCCTTGCCTAGCCGTTATATAATTCTCTAAATTGCTGTTTAATTGCGCAATACTTGCAGCCATCGTCCCCTCTATGTTCGGATTCGCCTGCCGCGCGTCTAGTGCACTCCCGGGTTCTGTGGTGGTATTGTTGTTCACTACACTTGTTTTCGTGTCTGGTGGAGTTTTCCATGCTCCATCTTCTCTAAGATATTTTGTAGTGCCAGCCGTTGTCGATGGCGCAGGAACAAGACCGGCTTTTGCGCCGGTTCCGGATTTTACAAAATTGGAATATGTCGTGTTGTTATCTAGGTTCCAGTCCATACACAGCCAATATGTACCATCGTATGTAAATATATGGGTTGCATTGCTGCAGAAGAAATTTCCGCTTACATAAGAAATAGCCGCCTTATTCCCATTTCTAAAATATCCCATGATTCTCGCCCCAGTTCCATTTACGTTGAGAGTGAGATTACCACTTGTTGGATTTGCTGTGCCTGTACCTGTGAATTTAACGACAACTGTTGAACCAACTTGTAATGTGAAGTTTTGCAATGTCGCTACTTTTGCCGCCGTAGCCCGACCGGTTGCACAAGTAGCAAGTGGCTTATTTAAAACATCTAACAACTTCTTATCTGTTGCTGACATAAGACCATGAGTGGTAGTAGTGGCATCAGAATATGTCGTGTCTGTAAATTTTGCGTTTTTAGGTACATTAGATTCTACCGTATGGCTATTAACTGTATCTGAATTTCCGCCATTTGCAGGAAGCGAAGTTGGCTTGTCTGACAAATCATTATAGTTTCCTGTAAAAGCTACAGCTTTAAGATCTGCAAAAAACTTTGCAATCTTTCCAAGAATTTTCGATATTTTTTCCTTGGATGCTATGTTTTCCCTTTTATCTGCCACTGTAAACTCAGGTTCCTGCAATGCATCCGTTGCATTTTCTCTTATTTTCATCTGCTCATCAATCTTTTTCAGATTGGCATTCACGACTTCCACATCATAATCATCCTGCGGATCATCCATCTGCAGATCATAATACTTTGTCTTTGTCATGGCAGAACCTCCTCTCTCAGCTGTCTGTGTGTATAGTTATGTAACTGTGCATGCGTAAATTTGTGTAAAACTGCATGCGTATTATAAATAAGAAGAACTTTGTAGCATATATCCTCTGGTGACATACGCCGGATCAGTTCTTCAACAACTCCGACACGATCCGCTACATTCAATTTCAGATGCACGAGTATGTAATAATGCTCCTCATCTGAATACAGATCATAATTGTTTTCTCCTAGGCTGGCATTTAAACATTTTACAAGTGTCGGATGCGTATACGGTATCCGTTCATTCCACCTCATTGACACACGCGACCGACGAAGTTCTAAATTTTCACCAGCACCTGGAATGATATGTAAGATTCTTTCGAACCGCTCGATGCCTTCTGCATCTGAAGTCTCTATGAATGCATTTCGTAATATTTTAGTAGTATCCATGTTAAGAGCAGCCACCTGCTTATCCTCGCTCTGCATCAATTGCTTCATTTCTTCAAACTGTTGCATAAACGGTGGCAGATAATCAATCATTTTTTTAGCCACTTACATCACCCCTTACCGGAATTGTATCTTCATCCAATGTTACATTTTCAGATGCACCATTCAGTTTCACATCTGTAATATCCAATATCCCATCAATCAGAAGCAACCGGGATTCAATCTGGCTCTTACGCACCACCAGGTTATCTTCATTACTCCAATCGGCAGAAAGTTCTGTAAAATACTCATCTATTGCCAACTGCATATCGGATTTCAAGGATTCAAAAGTATATCCGTTCTTATAAACCGCAGTAACTGTCACAGCAACGGGAACTTCTTTCACTCCCATAACCTTTACCACATGTCCGATAGGTGCCAGTCCATATCCCTCCCCAGTCTTATCATCCGGGTCAACATCATTCTGCACTTTTTGTACCAACGTAGCGGATGGTGCTTTGTATTCCGATGATATGATATACACCCGAACCGTGCCACCCACTGTCAGTAATTTGTCCTTTGTCGCATCATGTACCGCTTTCAGCCATGCAAATACTTCGACCCCAACGGTTTCCACAGACTGCTTTCCAATCCACTCCGTAACTGCAGCAACAGGAATAAACTTTACCGGATCATATCCTTTTTCCCACATCCGGATAACTTTGCATGCACCAACTCCATCAATGGCCGATATACGCTCCTTATAATCCGGATTATTGCCGCAGAATCCTGTATTGGAAAATCCCTCGTAATAACGTTCACGGAAATCTTCCACATCTTCCTCATCCTCGCCGGGGATCAAGACTTCGGTCAATTCCGCTGTTTCCATATCATTCAGATCATTCTTTGTTTCAATCGTAAGCAATGATCCCAACTGCTGATTTCCAACAATACCGGCAGTCTCACATGTTACCTGATACTCTCCGGTTGCTGCATCCATTACAGATGTTACCTCATAGTTCAGATCATCAAGGTTAAACCGGTCCCCGATCGCTATGGCTGTATCGGACGGACTTACAACCATCTTGCATACCGCATTGGTCTCTTCTTTGGGATATACTCCGTTTTCAGCTGCACGCTTGATCAAATAATAATAGGATGCTGTATCTGCATATACCTCATTCACAATCATATCCATATCGATATACGTCTGCGCCAATTCCATGGCAATCGGTGCTATTGCATCATAAATTATCGATCCCTCGCGCTTGTCCAGCTTATCGCTTACGGATGCAAGCATTTCTTCCATGATAGAGTCGAAGTCTTTGTTTTCAAACACTAATATTCCACCTCCGTTTCCAATCCACTTACTTTATCACCTTCTGCCGTAATTACAGAGAACGTAACGTGCAGAGCTTTCTTTCCCACCGGTTCCATCTCAAAATCTTCACAAGATTCAAAACGATCATCTGCAGTAATTGCATCCGTAATCCGATTTGGCACTTCTGACATAACATAAGATAGAGACTTTCCCCTCAGATCCTGAAGCTCCACTCCATAATCCCATGAATAAATTACATTTTTATATCGCTCTGTGTTCAAGATTTTCAATATTGCCTGCCGGTTTGCCTCTTCTCCGTCTGCTTTGCCAAGAAAAATGCTTGAATCGTTCTCAATGGTTCCTATCTGCATTGCATATGTAAGAGACGGGTCACTTTCCAACTCAAAATCTGTATCCTGTTCTTCTTCATCTTCATAGTTAATTGGAACCATCAGTTCACCACCCTGTCTATAATTATGTATTCCTGCCCACCGCTTTTTCGAAGCATAAGCACCTTTTCTCCAACCTTAAGGCTATTCAGTACTGTTCTACTTTGAATAACATCTCCAATTTTTATTTCAACTTCATAATCTGTGACATTTCTACTCAAATGCAAAAAATCTTCATCAATTTCCAAAGTATTTGACATTTTAATTATAAGCGGAGACACGCCTGAAACTGTACCAATCTTATAATCACTCATTTTCGCTGATCTTACGGCATCCATCGCAATTTTCTTAATTAACTGTACCAAACTATCACTCACTAAAATCTCCTCCAGACACAACTAAGTCCATTGTGTACTCGCAATTTTTAAATGTATGCGTAACTTTATCTACCAGCATATAGTTTGCCACTGTGATATCACCCAAATCTAACATGACCGGAACCAGAGAACCACCACGTACATTTATATTTCCAATCACGCCAGATATGGTCAATGTACGTTTCTTCTTATCATACAGTTTTAACAATGCCTTTGATTTAAGCTTTCCAATATCCGGATTGTCAATTTTATCCAAATACTGCAAAGTTCCCCATTTACCTATGTTTTTTGAGTCTTTTGTTACATATAAATCGAATGTTCCTTTTTTCTTGTTTTCATATACAAGCTTTATTTGGTTATACACATCACTGTCAATGGTTGTTTTATAGGAATAATCTTGTCCGGTCTCAGCATCCACCAAGCATGTATTGACTTTCATTTTTGCTACATCTGTAAGCTGAAGTTTTCCTACCTTATCGTAGAGCACATAGGTCTTCCCCTTTGTTATCAGAGTATCATCAAGCGCATTTTGGATAATATCAAATAATGTAGTATTATCTTCTATGGCTGATCTGCGCCATCCAGTGTCAGCAAGCGTACCATATTGCAAATTAAATCTCTTAGCCAAAATCTTTATCAACTCACCGGCTGTTTTCTTTTTGTACACAATTGTTTCTTTATTTTTTAAATATCTGAGCTGATCATATACTATATACGATGCCATCCCATCTTTCTTACCTTCTTTTGTAAATACAAAACCATAGAAAAACTTCTTGCTGTCCACAGTAACAAGAACTTCATTTCCCATTCCTATGGAAAATCCTTTTTCAACTTTTGCTGTGAAAGTAAATTTGCCAGGTGTGCTGTCTCTTTCCCATACAACCTTTGCTCCCTCTTCCGCCGGTACTGTAAATTTCTTTTTTCCATTATTTACAGTAATCATTACATTGCCAGCCGGTATTTTTCCCGTTTCTGCTTCATCGGCTTTTATGGTTTCCGCTTTTGCCTCATGACGCGATAATATTTTCTGCAAATATTGCAGTTCCTTTTTCGAATCCTTTTTTCCACTACCAGATGAACCATTTTGGGTGCTTGTATATTTTGGCGTACCATAGCCTGTAATTGTGGCATTATTCAGAGAATATGATCGCCGTGCTACCTTATCAGATGTATTTCCTTCAATAGTATGTAACTGTCCACCGCTGACGCTCTCAACAATGCCTACATGGCTTCGGCCAGTTTTAAAATAAACAATGTCACATCTCTTCGGGGTATATTTGCCTTTATATTTGAACTGCCCACGCTTTTTAAACCACTGCATCCCATAGGTTGTAGATGCTGTTTTCGGAACAACCGAAGTCGATACTCCAGCCTCGTGTGCACACCAGGAAACAAACGAATGGCACCATGCAGCACCATTCGCTCCTGTATATTCTCCGTATTTTGTTCTGTTGTTTCCCTGCTCCCGGTATCCGATCTCTCCAATCGCTACATCAACAATATCTTTCATCAGCTACCACCTCCCGGAAGTTTCAATACCGTTCCAGCATACAAATAATGACCATTCGATGATGATTTTCGTCCATGCTTACGAGCTGCATTTTCAATCGTTTTCTGGTTTAACTGATAGAGTTTCTTCCATGCAGATGCATTGTTCATCTGTTTCTTTGCGATTTTCATAAGCGTGTCACCAGATTTTATCTTGTAATTCTTGGCTATAGCTTTCGTTTTCTTCCGCTGTTTTTTAACCGTAGCAACCGTTTTCTTTTTTCCGGATTTTGTCTTTTTGCTTTTAAGTACAAGTTTCTTTGCTCCCCAATGACGATACTGCTTCATGTTAAGCTTTACGCACACATCTGATCCGTATTTATCTACATCTTCCATGATTTCATAATCTTCGATGGTCACGTCTGTTGTAATATCTTCAATGAGATGTTTTTGAGAAACTTCATAGCGTAGGAGTTTAAATACAACTGGTTTCTTCTGATTTTTCCATTTTTCTAATTTGGAAAGATAATATGCAGCCCCCACTTTTGCTTTTTCTTGTGAAAAAGGATATTTATGGATTGGCAATAAAAGCTCCGGGATTGTAATATCAGACAATCCCGGAGACTTAATGTAGTTAACCTCTCCCTCATTTATGAGAGTTATGGTCTTATTTTTGTTATTGGTCTTGATGTTAAGAGATCCTGGGGTCACCGGAAAAAGAACCCCATCAATATATAATTCATACATCTTTAGTGTTCTCCTTCCGCTGCTGCATTCATTTCTTCCTCAATTTTGCTACGCAAATGCTCTGCCATTCCATCTAAATCCATATCATTGTTTACGTTGTTGTGGTTAATCATCTCAACCTTGATCTGTGCTGTTGTAAATTTATTCACGTACTCACGATCCGCGATATCTCTCAAATACTTCAGATCCTCACTGGATGCAGATAATGTATTTGCCGTTTTTGCGGTATTCTTGGCAGTGTCTGCTGTATTTGCCGCTGTTGCTGCGTTACTGGACGCAAGCGCATTTGGATAATTATTCGCATTTGGAATATTGGTAGCCTTTGAAGATAAGGTATTCTTTATTTTACTGGTTACACCATCTCCCCATGCCGCCCCTGCAGTATATGCATCGTTGACCCATCCTTTCTGGTAAGTGTCATACGTTTTTACTCCTTTACTAAATGCAGCCGGCACGCTGGCATAATCTTTTGTATTCCCGGCAGCTGCTGCCGCTTTTGATGCATAATTATCTGCTGCCCCCGTAATTCCAGAATAGTCAAAGTCTACAAAAGGAAGTTTATTCAATGCCGAACAAATGCCAGATACTACCGTAAGTGCTGTAGAAAGCATGTTGTACCAGAGTGCCTGTACATGACTGATCGCATTGTGAAAAGCAATTTCAACATTGGTTGCACATGCTCCCCCTGCGTTCCATATTCCAATGAAAATATCTGCAACTGTTAATCCCCAATTTTTAAAATACTGGATAACAACATTGATTCCACCAGTTATCATTCCGAAAACTGACTGCGCAATATGCCCGGTTCCGGTAAATTTATTTGCCAGTATTCCAATTAGAACTATAAGTGCACCTATTGATATGGCCACTATCGCTGCAGGGTTTGCATTCATTGCAGCATTATATATCCATTGTGCTGCAGCAGCTGCTTTTGTTGCACTTGTGGAAAGCAATTGCCATCCATAATAAACAGTAAG